AACTAGACACAAGTGACCATCTAGACATGTGTTGACACATGCAATGAAAATGACGTCGGTAACTTTCAGTATCAACAAACTGAGGATCGTGAATCTCTTTATGTGGATATTCAGACGCCATCTTCTTGCTCAAAAATTCAGGAATGGTTTTCATCTGTTTAACTACATTTACCTGTTCAATCGAATGTTGCTTGGACATTTTCGTGATAATGTCTAAGGCTGTAATTATATCGACAGGCATTGCATCACCGTTCTTATCTGCACATACAGGTACTTTAACAATAGTCGCAGTACCCCCAATAGAATCTGGGTTTCCTGATTTAACAGTCCACAGGCGAATGTCCCAAATATCGGGCATTAAAATGTCTTCTTCGCTTGCTCCACATGATCGTAACATCTCTTGATGTGCAATGACTTTATGCTTGTCAAGCATGTAATTCTCTGGGTTAACATCAGGATCTATAGCAAATTTTTGTTTTACACGCAAATTTATCCAAACGTTAAATCTTCGCAATATCGACACTGGCTCATTAGAATAAACTTTAGCGTTCAACCCATCAACATTTGTTGTGACAATGACTGCTTTGGGACATAAAGGTATTTTACCCTTTGACGACAAATCGGCCATAACAGGATAAGCTGGCACATTGTTAATGTACTCTATAATTTTTTCTAAAGGCGATTTCTTTGTGAAATCAGTTTTAGTATTGCACATGTCATCCAAAATGATGGCTTCTGTTCCGTACGTGTAATTAGAGAAAAACTCATCATTTGGATTTGTTACTTTACGCATCTCTGCACTTGGGTCACCACCCTGAGCTATGATGCTAACAGTCGACACCATACTAGTGAACGTAGATTTACCAACAGATGATCCCCCATGTATTAACACTCCAAATGGCGCTTTACGCAATTCACCACAAAGCATGAGTCTAGTTAATGTTTGTAACATGCCGTCTATTTCCTGCCATTTGCGTTGAATAATCACTGCCTCGTGAGTGTTAACACGAGAAAGAGACGCATAAACTTCCTTGTAATACGTGATCAACTCCGCTGCCCGCGATCTAAATACGACATCATCAGGAAAAGGAGTTAACTCCCACGCCATGTCTTGTATAGACGACCAAGATGAAGTTATGGAAACGTGCAAATTAGCCATCTCATACGCAATATTGTCATCAAATAGCAACGGGCGAAAAGACTTATGCTTAAAACATAAATAACCTATACGTGTAAAATACTGTGCTATCTCGCCGGCCAAATCAAAAATATCAGTAATAGTTGGTTTGGACTTGTCAAGAGATTTCAAAAACCCATCACGGAAAATTTTTACACCAGCAATTGTAAACTGTAAGCTTGAAGACCTACAACTTGCAAATGATACAAGCATTGTCAACAATCGCATAGCCAGCTCTGCAGCAGGTGATTTCTGAATTAACTTGTACACATCAAAAGACTTATTAAACATTGCTATGAAATCACTAAAAATGCCGTTATCAGATTGAATCTCCATATTACCATGTACAACACCCCGAAACATGTCCCTTATGTATGGTGACAACATTTCAAATCCCAATGCTCGCAAGGTGTTATAAGTTATGGTTGTGAACTGCAAAAAGCTTCTGCTTTCACGAACTGAAACAATATAGCAAGCCCAAACATCAACATTTCCATAGTTGGGGTATACCATGTTATAAGTTTGCATTGCATTAATATAAACACCGTTAAACAACTCAGTGTTCATGAAGCGAGAAACAATTATGCGTTCAAAATAAAACCTACTACGCAAAATATCATAAACATCTTGCGTAATAAAACGACTTAAAATCCAAAATGGGCACAACTCTAGTACTCCCGCTGACGCAAAACGCCACAAATATGTTAAACAGGAAGACATTTGTAATAACGCATAAAAACTGCGCCATGTGCGTTCAACAGGGCGCAATAAATGTTGTACAAAGTCGACGCCGTCATTAATGAAACCAACGTGTGGAGACATTATTTTGTTATACGATGCATTTGGGCCTTTAGACGCCCTGCTTTTGTTGTAAG